GACAATTGTCAACACGTAGATATTGTCCGGCAACGCGCCAGACCATTAAAAAACCCGACTAATCAATTAAGACTAGCCAGATCTGGTGACTTATGATAGTTTCACCTAAGCCGAATTTAAAATACCCACCTCGGCAAGGTGGGAAGGGTTAGAGTTTTTGATTTCATCAATCTTTTCCTCTGCTGTCGATGTGCCTAGAGGCAACGCAGAATCTCAGGAAACGTGTTCGCATTTCCTGAATTGATTGATATAAGCAGACATTTTACTTTTGACATACATCGTATTGATGAGAGTACTGCTTGGCATTGCGCCACTTGCTCCAATAACTATTGTATCCCGATGGCACTCGGCAGCATATCAAGAGGATTATATCCCTACCCTGCTCATGATTCCCCAATGCTATGGTCTATTACGCCCCTAGCATGGTGAACCAATAACGTGCTATACAATAATGTGTGTCTATCTATTACGCTGCTAAGTACCGTAGTAATTGAATCTGCTTGCCTGACTGTAAAGGTCTGTTACGCCCAATACAACTGACTGAAACAAATCACAAAGCAGGTTTGTACTGAAAAGTACGACACAACCGATAAGCCGTGCCATACGAGAGGGAAGGATTATCCCTTAAAGTTGGAAAGAATGCGTCCGATTGAAGAGTCTTTGTTGCCTGAATAATGGTCGCGCACATCAAGTGCTGTAACGCAACGCGCTACGCTTGCGCCCAAATGCTTTTTAGCACATACGTTGACGGATGCCCCAAGCGCGCTCAAATCAGTAATCTGTTTTGTAAACCATGCGCAGTAGTCAGTTGCCCATGCTTCGTACTTGCCATGGTATGCAGTCAATTTGGCTAGATTTGCATCGATATCAGCAGATGTGGTGGTATCGTTGAGGCGAGCAAGTGCGGGTTGCTTAGGACGCAATGTTCCAACGTTGTTAAACGCTGAGATGATTGCAAGCAAATCGTTAGCACTTGGCGCAGGATTTTTTACGGATACTTGAACCTTTTCCTTGGTTGTGGTTTTGCTCGTTTTAGACGCTTTTGTTGTTGCAGTTGTCATAATGCAATCCTTTCTTTTATGTGCCATAGTTGACACGAGGTAATGATGCAGGGAACATACCCTGCGATAATGTTAACGGTAACATATCTATCGCCATTGTCAACAGATATATTCAACTATTATTGACAATTTGGCGACAATATACAATTATATTGACAACGCCCTGGTATGTTAGGGATTTGTTAGGTAGCACTCCTGTCACGCGCAGGAAACATAGCACATACCTAACGTATACCTAACACTACACGCAAGGGACAAGATCAATGCGCAACACATTCGAGATACATTTCGCGGGGGGTGCCCCCTCCCCAAAGGGATCACAACACCCCACACCCCCTTCCCCGTCCATTATCCAGCCTGATTTACCTTGTCGCCATTTTGTCCACACCTTCTGCTTCACTTAGTTTGTTTCTTCTATAGGGGGAATTGCCTTGAGTTTATATTATTTGTGTGGAAAGTGTTGACAATTGGCGACACTCTGGATCAAGGAAATAAAAAAATTATTAAAATTGTTACATTTTCCTTGCAATGTATTGGCGTGTTAGTGTATTATCCCTATAGCAGGGTAGGTATCTGTTAGGGTATTCCTGTTTGATGAAGGTAAGTCCTTCCGCCTAAGCGGGCGAATTGAGCAGGGAATGTCCAATAGGGTAGCAGTCCCGTATGCGTCAGATGGCATGGTGTCATTTGGCTTTTTTTCGTATACGGACTTTATTGGAGAATACAATGTCCTCACAAATTACTACCGCTTTTGTAGAACAATATAAAAGCAATGTCATGAACCTGGTTCAACAAAAGGGCAGTCGCTTACGCGGTTGTGTTATGGTTGACTCTTCGGTTAATGGCAAGAAAAAGTTCACTGAACAGGTTGGAACAACAGAAGCGCAGAAGCGTACTAGCCGGCACAGTGATTCGCCCCTCGTTAACACCCCTCACCTTAGACGTTCGTTGACCCTTGACGATTACGAATGGGGCGATTTGATTGATCAAGCAGACAAGGTTCGTCTATTGATTGACCCAACTAGTTCTTATGCGCAGAATGCGGCATGGGCTATGGGTCGCGCAATGGATGACGTTATCTTCGATGCACTTCATGGAACTGCTTACACAGGCGTTTCAGGTAGCGATGAATCCCCCTTGCCGGCAGGGCAAAAAATTGCAGTCACTGTGCAAGATGGTACCGGAACCTCCGACGCTGGCTTGAACACTGCAAAACTACGTGCAGCACGAAAGGTTCTTTTGTCGAATGAGGTTTCCCAAGACGAAGAACTGTTCTGTGCTGTGAACGCACAAATGGTTGACAACCTTCTTCAGACCACTGAAGTTGGAAGTTACGACTACAACAGTGTAAAAGCACTTGTTCGTGGCGAAATCGACACCTGGATGGGCTTTAAGTTCATCCACTCAGAGCGAGTGAACACACTAATCTCTGGTGGTACTGACCAAGCGTGCATGGTATGGGCAAAGAGTGGTCTTGAACTCGGCATCGGTTCTGATGTCAAGTCTAGCATCGCACCCCGTGCCGATAAATCCTTCTCGACATACGTTTACTACTCAATGTGCTTGGGTGCTACTCGTCTCGAAGAAGAAAAAGTTGTTGAAATCGCTTGTGACCCAACTGCGGGTATAACAGCGTAATTTACTGGGGTTTTACTTGAACCAGAAGCAACACGTCATCACTTAACCCCATGATGGCGGCTTCGGCTTCTTTAAGGAGATTTAGATATGGCTACTACCAAATCAAATCTAGTTACAAATCTGGATGCAGTACCAACTGTATTCAACGACGTTGGTCTTTCGGGCGGTCGCGTTCGAGTTGCCATGGACAATTTCGAGGTTGCATCAGGAGACTTTGACGCAGACGGAGATATTATCCGTCTTTGCCGTCTACCTGCAAATGCCCGCGTTTTGAGCATAAAACTTTGGAACGATGCAATGGGTTCATCCTCTGCACCAAATGCAGGGATTTATCCTACGAATAGCGACACCGCTTCTGATGAAGATTTCTACGCCACCGCGGTAGATACCTCATCTGCTGTTACAGGTACAGAACTCCGCTTTGAAGCGGCAGACATCAGTACCGCTGGAGACAAGCTGTGGGAAAATGCTGGAGCTTCCAGTAACCCAGGCGGTCACTACGATATTGCGTTGACCCAAACGGCATCTGCGACCGCCACCGCCTTTACAGTGGCGTTTGAAGTACTGTATACTATTGACTAAAAGACTCTAGGTTGTGTGATTGTGGGGGTGGGCTTCGGCTCATCCCCCATGATTACGAGGAAAATCTTATGACTGCAAGTGCTACAACAGAAGTAGATCTAGCAAACATGGCTCTGACAATGTTAGGGCAACAGCCAATTAGCGACCTTACTGATGACAACAACCGCGCTAACCTTGTAGATGCTCGTCTTGCCGATGTGCGCGATACCGTGCTTAGGTCGCACCAATGGAACTGCGCCACTATGCGGGCTTCCCTATCCGCAGATGCGACTACCCCTACATGGGGCTACAAGTATCGTTTCGCATTACCGGCCGACTTTATTAAGTTGGTCAAAACAGAAAACAATACAACCGATTACCGAATAGAGGCAGGGAACCAATCAGAAACCCCAACGGGTACTGACCCTATTTTGTTTATTCTCACCGATGAGGCTGAATTGAACATCACGTACGTTTATCAAATAACGAATGTTGCTATGATGGATGTTACCCTCAAACAAGCTATAGCCACGCGACTCGCAGCAGACATAGCGATTGCCGTGTCAGGCGAAGTTGCCTTGGAAGGGGCGATGATGGCTAAATACCAACTTACCCTTGCAGAAGCGAAGTATGAAGATTCAACGGCTCATAGCGATTTAGAAACATTAAGGGGCGGGGAATGGCTCGACGCGCGTCTTGGCGGGGGTACAAGTCGAGACTTCCCACCTCTTGATGGAGGTGGAGCGCCAACCTAATGCCTAAAGCAACAAAAGTATCAACTAATTTTACGGCAGGGGAAATATCACCTCGCCTTTTAGGCAGAACCGACCTCAAGAAGTACCAGAACGGTGTACGCAAGTTAGAAAACTTCGTGCCGCAAGTACATGGTGGTATTGAGCGTAGACCGGGAACGATGTTTGTTGCGGAAGTGTGGTCTGACGCCAGTATTGATCCGCCACCACGACTAATTGAGTTTCAGTACAACCAAGAACAGTCGTATGTGTTAGAGGTTGGGGTGAAGGAAGTGGACGACGAGGGGTACATTCGGTTTTTCCGACTTGATACCACAACAGGTGACCCCATCCTACTCACTGACCCAGACCATGATGCCCCGACCATTAAGAGCGCATTAAACTTCACTAAAGCAGATTTGCCTGATATGCAGTTTGCACAATCGGCAGACATTCTTTACATCTTCTCAGAAAACCACGAAATGCGGAAACTGAGTAGGAATAGCATAGATGACGATGAAGCAACAAGTTGGGATTATGAAGTTTGTGTGTATAATGACGGTCCCTACCTACCGATGAACTCGGACGAAGATATATACCTGAAGCAAGCGGGGTCTGGGGGAGCAGGAGACAGTTGCGGCTTCTCCTTTGTAAATGGAGCAGGGTTATCAGTCGATGTACTAGAGTACGATGGAGCCCTTGCTGCTAATGCTCAAAAGGACGTGGGGCGGCTCATTCGCATTGAAGATGATGCACTCGGATTCCCAATAGAAGCATTCACAGCCGGAACTTGGGATACAACTGACGAAGCTGCGCCGCTTTGGGACCCTCCGGCCACCATAACAGTAGGACCAGATGAGAATAACTATTATATGCATAGCCTTGTTGGTGAAGATGGGGAAGAAGGCAAGCGGATTGAGTTTCTGAAAGTATCGTTTGGTATTCCAGAATTAAACGATACGGTGTATATAGGCAGGAACTTTAGAGCAATAGATGCTTCCTCAACTAAGTTTGATTTGTACCACCCAGACACAGGAGAAGGCATCGGGTTTTCTTATCTGGTAGATGATGACCCCCTTGCTTCTTCGAACATAGACGGCACTGCCCGTTTCGAGAAAGCGCCACACGTAGGATGGGGGAGAATAGCGACTATAACCTCTGCGTCTGCATGTACCGTCACCATAGAAGATGAAACACCAAACATGTCTGGCTCACGAACACGCAATTGGCGCTTGGGCGCTTGGTCAGAAACACAAGGATACCCACGGACGGGGCGTTTTTATCAAAACCGTCTCTGGTCAGCATCATCTAAAACAGAACCTCAAACACTTTGGTCATCAGGGACAGGCGCATATAATTGTTACAGCCCCTCCACCGTGAGAGAGGGCGTAGTCTTAGATGAAAGCGCAATAACAGTTACGTTAAGTGATTCTCTGGTAAACAAGATAAACTTTTTAGAGGGAGATACAGCAGGACTTGTTGTGCTTACCACTGGCGGTGAGTGGCTAGGCAGGGGGACAAACCCACAATCCGCCCTCACACCGACAGACTTAGGATTCCAAAAGAGTAGTTACTACGGTTCTATTAGCACGATTCACCCCCTGCGAGCAGGGACATCTGTTCTGTTTGCACAGAGAGATGCTAGGGTAATCAGAGAACTAACCTACGAGTTTGGGCAAGACAGGTTTACAGCACCAAACATTACCTTACTCTCAGAGCATATAACAAAAGACGGCATTATTGATTCTGCATATCAAAGCGGGGTGTCAAACCGTTTATGGTATGTCCGCAAAGATGGTTCAATGCTAACCATGTCGTACGAAAAGGCCGAGGAGGTCATGGGCTGGGCAGAACACACCCTAGCGCCCTCAACAGCAGGAATAAAAGCGGAAGTACTGTCAGTTGGAGTTACACTAGACGATGAAATAGATAACGTGTGGGTCTTGGTTAAACGAGATGTAGACGGGACAGATAGATATTATGTGGAGATGCTAGATACAGGGCTACAATCGTATGAGGACCATGAATACGCATTTTATGTAGATTGTGGTGTAAAGGGGTACTCTGAATCGCCCGCGCATGAGTGGAGTGGATTGCTACATTTGGCAGGGGAAAATGTGTATGTGTTAGGAGACGGCAAAGAATACGGACCTTACACCGTAGACGCGGCAGGCGAGATAGCGATGAATCCGGCAGACGAATCGAGCAGGGTTGCAATAGGTCTAAAATATACTTCTGTTATGGAAACCCTTCCGCTCATCATCGACCCAAGCAAGGGCGACACAAGGGGCAAACTGAAACGTGCATACAAGGTAATGGCGAATCTTTATAGATCGTTGGGCGGCAAGATGGGAACACCAGAACAGGTATATTCTGTTGCATATCCAACTGCAACGAGCGAAGAACTAAATACAAAAATGTTTGAGATAAACATTGCTGATAATGCTCAAAGGGAAACAATCATCCGTTTTGAGCAAAGCGGATTACAGCCTGCAAACTTGCTTTCCATAGTTGCGGAGTTTCAAATTGGCCAATTTTAACGCATACACATTTAAGCCGAAACACTTTGACGGGTTTGTTCCGCAGGAGAAGCAAATAATGGAATATGCCCGCTTCAAAGAACATGGTAAAGAGATGACCGATTATTTAGAATCGGAATGCAATACGGTAAGTATTCAGCGTAACAATGTGACTATATTTATCTTTGGCATTATCCCGCTACCTAACAATGGTTGCCATGGCTGGCTTTTCTTCGCAGATGAAGTGGAAGGGTCGGACTTAGTGGTAGCGGTTAGAATGCTCAAGGGCGCCATGGAAGCGTTACATGAAATGGGATACGAATGGATACAAACCCCTGTGCGGACTGACTTTGAGCAAGGTGAACGCATGATAAAAATGATTGGGTTCAAAGAAACAGAAATAGAAGAAGATTTAATGGACGATGGAACAATGTATAAATACTGGATGAGGGTCTTTTAATGGCAGCAGCAATACCGCACATTCCTATGGCCATGTCCATGTTTAGTAGTGGCGCAAAAAGCCATGTGCAGACACAGGGCGCTCAAGCGTCTGCGGAAGTATATCGTCTCCAGGCGAGGCAAAATCGCATAGGGGCAGCCACAGAGCGCCAGTGGGCAAGATACAACGCTGCGGCTGCAAGGGGAGAGGGGATACGTCAGGGTCAAAAGATTGAAAGAGCAGGGGAACTTTTCTTAGGCAAGATAGCCCCTCAATACGCAGCGGCTGGCGTAGAGATGTCGGGGACACCTATGGACGTCATGGCAACTCAAATAGAAATAATACAAGAACGCAAAGCAGAAGTGTTAGCAGCAGGCCACCAAGAAGCGAACGCAGCCTTGTATAAAGGGGACTTGGCTGCTTACGATAGATTAGTAAATGCTGATATACAAGACTTCCTTGCTGAAACAACACTTGGGGCAAATGCGTGGCGACAAGCAGGAAACCTATTTGGGGCGGGTTACGATTTCTACAGGATGGGCGGATTTGGTGCTGAAGGAGACATAGAATAATGGTACAGATACAGACACTAGGCGAAGGAGAGGGTGAACAGCAGCGTACTCCACGTATGCCGCAAGGTTCTGCCCCTACCTTGCCAGACTTCGCTCAAGCAGCCGCAGCCGTTGGCGAGGCGGCGTCAGAGACGTACGACCTCATAAAAGCTGGGTCGGACAAGTTGATAATTGCTGATTTAGAGAGGCAATACACCGAAGAAAAAACGAACGCTATGAAGTTTGCTAACAATCTTGCTCTTGAAGCGGAAAAGTTGCCTGCAAAAAACGCAGTTGAGTATTTCGACCACCACATGAAAGAGTACGATGAGGAACTGGCGAGCCGCGGGTTTGCGCCCATGGTGCGAGATAAACTCAAAGAATATGTAAGTGAGTATACCGTCGATAAAGGGATGGCTGTACAAGCATCTGCGTTTAGGAGAGCGAAAACAGAACAAGAAGAAGCGTGGAAGGTCCAAGGCATTGGGATAGTGGACGCCTACAGGCAACATGGAAATATGTGGACTTTTTTTAGAGATATCGGAGATCTTAATAAAGATATAGCAAACAGTTCGCAGTTCGCAACGCCAGACCAGGTGTTTCTTGCACAAAGAGAGGTCACCGCCGAGTTGGTGGGAGAATTTGTGAACACGGAACTAGACAATATAAAAGGACAAACCGGGCAAGGTGCCCTAGATCAAATAGCTAAGTTGCAAGCTGCATTGCTTGTTAATATTGATGGAACCATAATAAACAAGGGCGCCATTTTGGAAAAACTGAGAGAGGAATCTGCCCGTGCGATTACTGAAGTTTCGAGTCAAATACAAGGCAACGTTGATTTAGTCCGGTCAAAAGCCACTCAAATTCACAGCAAAGACGAATTGTTGGCGAGTGCGTTGAATCTTGATAAATTTAGAAATGACGGCGGGACTAATACGACAGACAACCGAAACAAAGATGCCGAAGTGCTGTTAAAGGGGTATCTGCGAAACCTGGAACTTCCAATCAACGAGCCACTTTCCGAACAGAAGAAGCGCATAGAAGAACTACAAGAGTTTTTTGCAGCACGGGGCGTGGTTATAGATGTAGAAAAACTGTTCAATAATGAATTAAAAAATAGAGAAAAAAAGTTCAAGGACGTGGCCGAAGAAACTAGTGCTTTGGTTAGCAATATGTTGGACAAGAACAGTTTTAGCCCCAATGCGCTAGTTGCTCTCATCCAAAAAACTATGGGAAGAACCGACATAGTGCACGGTGGACTGTCTAATGCTGACATTTTAGATATGGTGCTAGAAGATCCCCTGCTAAATCAAACTAAAAACTTACAGTTCAGTAGCACGGCGAGAGAAAAAACCGAGCGACTTCTACAAGTGTACAAAACGTTTAACGTTGCATCGGATAAGCAAGGTGAAGCACAAAAAGCGTTGGACACAGCGCTAGAGAGTGGGCCTACAGAAGCAGAACGGGTTGTTGAAGGAGAGTTGGAAACTATAGGAAGGAACGAACCTCTTGTCTTGACGACAGGGATGACGCCATTCCTGACCGAGGAGAGGTTAAAACAAATATACGAGTTGGAGTTGGGTGATCAACTCTACGCAGCAGAAGCATACGCCGCTGCCGGGCAACCAACGGGGTTCGTGAAGAAATATTATGCGGAACAGTTGACAAGTGGCACCACCAAGAATATCACAGACTCTATGAGGCGAATTAGTAGAAGAGGTGGAGATTTGTCAAAAATGGGTTTAGGTCGTAACGATACACCCCTTGGCCTCCTTGCCAGTCTTGCTGAAACCGCTGCGCCAAACGAACTAGATTCGCTTGGTCTAAACGAAAAACTCAGAGACATGCATGAGATGACAGGTGCCCTAACATTTGTGCAAAGTATAATGTCGGGAACACTTGACACAGTGAGGACTGGCGCGCTTTCTAACATAGCAGAGGCGACAAGAATGCAAGTAAGGAAATCTACAACGGGAGTAGATGGTGATGGGGGAACATTCTTAGGAGGAGATATAAACTTGTTTGCCTCAAGACTCGCGTATCATTTAGTGGTAGCATTGGATGGAAAAGCAAATATAAGAAATCTGTCAAACTTGGAAACAGAAGTCCTAAGCCCCATCTTGGGGCCAGCGATGGAAAAAGCGTTAGAATCCATGGAAATACACAACAAAGAGGTGACCATCGCGGTGGCGGGCTTTGGCTATGCAAACCTGGACAAACTCACCAATGTAAATGACGATGAAAAACTTGCCATAAAAGCCCTATTCGATAACACGCTTTTGCAAGACGATTATTTAATATCCCACCCAGCGTACATGACCTCAACTAATCCACAGTTGGATAGCGGTTGGCAAGGCAAGAAACACCACCCAAGATCTATCGACGAAAAGAAAGTAGAAATTTATGAACAGCGACATTTACTAAATGAAACTATGATGGATGTACACAGCGTATATCCAGACGCTATATTAGACTTGCAAAACTTTACGGTTTCGGAGTATGTGCAAAAGGACAAGAAAACTCTAATTATTCCATTGACTCATAAAAGCGGCGAAGTTTTTGGGTACTTGGCGTACGATTTAGACACAGACCCAAACACGGCTGTTCCAGGCAGCTTGTCGCCAATTCAGATACCAGACCAAAACGAAATACTACGGGAAAGCAATGGTGTTGTTTCGGCCGACATGAAGTGGCAACAATTTGAGGAGGATTCTGGACAAAGGCTCGACCACTTACTCTTAGAGGGTATGATTAAGGAGAATATAAAAATCGATCAGTCCCGTAGTAATAACGGCCAAAATCTTAATGCTACTGGTCAAGGGCAACAATTGACGGTAACCGATGCGATCGATAGATATGGTGCCGAAGCCATCGTGGCTTTAGGATTAAATTCTTCTTTAGACGCACGAATAGACTATGTTATAGCCGCCGCAGAGCGTCACAACTTCACTATATATATCCCGAAAGCCGCCCCTGCAAATACAGGAACAACTCCGTGATTGAAAGAGATCCAAAAAAGGGCGTCTCTAAAGAGTTGCGCGAACAGATACGAATACAGTTCTTACAGAACACGCTGTACAGTCCAAACATTGAGGATAAAGACGCAAGACTCGCTCTTATATCCCAAATGGGTGCAGAGGAGATTGAAGAGATACAGCGCAAGGCAATGGCTAGTCCGCGCGGAAACATATTGACTGATACAAGGGACATCGCAACGGCTGCATGGGCAGATATGGAAGTGAGTTTTGGCAAGGTGGGGGAAGTCATGTATGAGGGTGCGCAATGGTCAATGCGCGAAATGCTTGCACACACAATAATCCCACCACAAAGATACGCAAACACTGGAGAACAGAGAGACGCGTTTAGAAAATTATATGACGAACATTTCAGCCATAAACCCACCGTACTTCATGAGGTTGTAGATGAATGGGAAGATACGGCTAACAGGGCAAGGCAGCGCATGACGGGAGAGATTGGCTTACTCAGGACATTATGGCGAGGGTCGCTAGAACTTGCCATAGGTGTCGGACAGTTTGTGGCTGTTGGTGCTACCAGGGCAGGAGCAACGGGCATTCAAGGCCTCCTTGCAATGCACGCAAATGAAAAAGGCAAGGCGGTATATGATGAAACAGGAAACAAGACGCAAGCGTTTACTGCTGCTGGCCTAAACTATCTTGTGTCGAACCTGATATTTAGCAGGGCACATGCTCCCATAAAAAAGATACAGCAGCAGGCGGACAAGGCAATCAGGGGCTTTGATTTGAACCAAACGATAAAGTTGAATAAACTTATTGAAGCGGGACGTATGCGTGCTGCGACTCATACATTAGGGCAAATCACGGGAGTTACGGTTACAGCCGCCACATTGAGAACCGCTGAACAGGGCATGAATAGCATGCTTCAAGATTATGTTGGGGGGAAGAGATTCGATGCTTTTGAGAATACGTGGGAAAACTTCTACGCAACCTTACAGTCTGGGGCTTGGGAAGGGCTTACGATTGCCATGCTTCCCGCTGCAACCAAAGCTGTGGGGGCGCCATTTGGGATAAAACGTAACATAGCCCTAAAAGATTTGTACCGCGAACTAGAGATGGCAGGCAAGGCGGGTTCTTCTATGAAAAACCTCACACATCGCATATCCGACCTTATGGGCAAAAGCGATGCACGTGGTTTAGAGGCTTTGGCGTTAAGAATTAAAGAATCGTCTGGTGGCAATATGCTGTTGGAACAAGTAGCCGAATCACTGCTAAAACAAGCCGCAGCAAAGAAAAGCGGCAAAGAAACCGTGGAATCAGAAGTTACAAGTATAAGCGAACCTTTGGCAAAATTGCCCACTGGCGAACGCGCTGAGGAGCTTCGTAAGTTTAGTGAAGTGGTAAACGATATTGCGGGCGAAGCGGTTTCAGGGCGTGATGCTACTGCTGTAACAGCCGAAGAAGTTAAGGCTGCAAAGGAAAAGCAAAAACATGAGACGATAGAAGATAAATACGACCGACTCTTCCGAGAATCCCTAGAAGCAACCAGAGATAAAATCAAAGATACACTTCCTAAAGAGGTTGTTGCTGCAATGGACGCAGCCGAAAAGTTTAAGATAACTAAACAAATGGTCGCGGTTGAACTGGTTGGGCATAAAGCCACGGATACCCTTCGGGCATTAAGAGAAGAAATGGCGGAGATTGAAGCGGCAGGCAAACCAACGCCAGAGGCAACCCGCAGAAAAGAAATAGTATCTGATCTCATTAGAGAAATGGAATCACAAGTAGAGGCGCAAAGAAGGGAAGGCAAATTAGAGGGTGATGTAGAAATAAAGGTAGAGGTTGGCGACAAAACTATGGGACCCGCCGAACTCCTAGACGCCATTAGCGGCAAGAACAGCAAGGCAAAGACAAAGTTAATAAAAGAATTAAAGATTAAACTTAAGGTAAGCGAGGGTACACCGATACGTGAGGTGCGCAAGTTGCTAAAGCAAGCCCTTGAAAAATCCAAAGAGCCTGTTGAACTTTCCACTGTAAGGCAACTACTCAAAAAAACACTGGATGCCGTTGTAGAAGGAAAACTAGAAAAAACAACCAAAGAAGAGATAATTGCAGAACATGAAACAAGGGAGCAAGCCCAAGCGCGGCACGCAGCAGAAAAGGCGGAGGGCGTTACTCGCGCCAAAGCAAAAAAAATAATAGACAGACTCATAAAGTCTGAAGCCGAGCGCGTTGGGGGCGAGAAACGCGATAAGAAAGCAGAAGCAAAAGCGCGAATGAAAACCTTCCACGAAGTTTTTGCGGGTACGGGTTTAAGCAGAAATGTTAAAAACGCGATCTTCGCAAAGGTGGGCGAGTTTAAGACAGATGCGGCTTTAAGAAAAGCAATCAAAGATGCCGTTCAAACGGTACGCGCCGAATACCACAAAGAGGCAACAAAGAAACTTAAGAAGGCGCTGCGCGTCCGTGGCAAGAAGGCAGAAATTGACCCTGTACTAGATGATGTTTTGACTGCAATTATTCGGGAAGTTGATCCAAAACACGTAGAGAAAATAGGGCAAGAAAAAGGCAAGACCATTGATGAAGCGTTAGATGCCTATGTCGAAATGCGCGGCGAACATGTGCGCCCTGTAGCCGAACTGGTAAGAGCGTTGTCTCAGACCAAAGGTGGGGTTGATGCCCTAACAGGGAGACAGGTAGCGTTCTTGGAACAGTTTGCCTCTGGTATTAAAAAACAAAACAGCGCAAAAAGAAAGGCGCAAAAAGAAAGGGAAAGATACGAAAAGGAGCGCATAATTGCGGAGACAAACGCTGATACGCAGGCAACGTGGAACCTGTCGAAACATGATGTTAAAGTAGACGCTCTTGGGAACGTGACTGATATTGCACCGTGGGCTAAAGACCTAATTGGTATAAGCAAAACATTCTCTTGGGGAATTGAAGCAAACGCACGATTAACAGACGCTATTGAATATATTACAGGCAGCAACGGCACCATTGCTCACGATGTGATGGTTAAGGATGTCATAAACGGACAGAGTAATGCTTCCATGGCACTAGCAAATGCTCACAGATTATGGGAAGCCACGTTAAAAGCCAACGATTTGAAACCTGAAGATTTGTTTGAAGTGTCCGATGCGAACAAGAAGGGTCGCAAGAGCGGAAAGAATGTCATCGAGGTTAATGGTGCGGGAACAATTACACGCGCACAATTGATTGGTTATTTAATGCAAATCAAAGACGCTTCTACCCTAAGCAAGTTTTTGAGCGGGAAGAATAAACTTAACTTTGAAGTGGAGGGCGAAAAAGGGCATGTCAAGGAAAAAGAATGGGGCGAGGAGCAACACTCCGCTCTGATGGAACATGTTGGCAGAGAGTTTGCAAGGGAAGCCAAAATTGCAGAAATTCTCGTTGAAATAATTAACCACCCAACAATTGTCAAACCATTGCGAGCATGGGGTATTGAATACTACGGATACGACATCATTCAAGGCGGGACTTATGTTATGAGATCTGTTCGCAGGGGCAAAAAAGATGTTGAGGTTGCACCAAAAAGTGTGGATGGCATCCTTGGCAGTTTGAGTGAGTTCACTGGGATAAGTGAAGCCGTTTTGCATAATGTAGACATGTCTGCTGGCAAGGCGCGTGTAGAAAAACACACACAATCTATAAATATCGGTGACGGCATTATCGCAACTACTCGTTACCTAAGAGCCACAACCACATTAACTAATCTTCAGCCCGCCCTCAAGAGGGCAATGGACATAGCCACTAGTCCTGACTTCCTTGCTGCAACGAGCCAGAAGGGGCCAACAGGTGCTATTGCGGGCGGATTGGTAGAAAACTACTACAAGCCAATCATCGAACAAGCGTCTGCTGTCGTGAGAAATCGTTCAGATTTGGGAAATTGGATTAGCAAGGCAAGAAACAATGTGGTCAATGCGGTTCTGTGGGGCAAGATAACTATTCCTGCATACCAGCCTATATCAGAGATTGCTGCTGCCTCGTATATGGGCGCAAAAGGGCAAAGGTTCATGTTGCAGGCAAACCGTGAATTGGGATTGTGGAAATGGGGCAGGGCAAGTAGACAGGCATGTTTAGAAAGGATGCTCGAAAACAGTGGCCTTGCTTGGGAACGCTTCCAGATTGCCAACTCGTATATGCTTATGGCTGGCGAAGGCATACAAACAAAACATGGCAGTATTACAATAGCGGGCAAACGGCAAGGTAAAGGCAGCAAGCGGCTCAGTATGATTACTCAGTCAGATCGCCATGCAATTCTGCGAATCTACAGGGCTGCCGAATTAAAAGTAGAGGACATTTTTAGGTCTAAAGGAATGGAGGTGAATCACAACTCGCCCCTATTCAGAGAGATGGTTAGAAGAACTTTTGAGGATGTAGTAGTGGAAACTCAACCTACCTATGAAGCGTCCATGCAGCCCGCCCTGCTAAACAGAGCAAAACAAGAGCCGGCAGTGTCTGCCTTTACTATGTTTCGTGGATATACGGGGAAATTGACTGCTATGCAGCGTATAGCCATAACACGCGCACGAAGGGCATACAGGGCAGGAAACGTCAAAGAAGCAGAAATGCACCTACGGAAAATGGTTGAACAAACAATTATTGGTTCTGGTTTTGTGGCGATTTTGCGAAAGGTAATTAAGACAGGAATAAGGGGAGGGATAGGATTAGCGGTAGGCAGAGGGCTTGTTCAACCAGAACAAGAAGAGATGACCGAATATGTAAAAGAAATGGTTTCCGATGCTATTTCACAGGCGACAGGAATGACCATAGGCGGTGGCATACTTACTGACATAGTAAAACCGCTGCTAGGCTTTGAAGGGTATAGACCGGGGCTAACGCCGTTAACGGATACCATCGAAACGGCCATGCGAACAAGCGGCGCTCTGTCAAGGGGCGAAGGTGGTGCGATGACATGGCTTGCGTTCGCCAAATCTTCTGGCGCACTGTTTGGTCTGCCCACCGTATACATAGAAATGATACAGGATATTATCCGGCAACATGAGAAGATACAAAAAGAACAATACATTGAGAATATGATACCGAGGTAAAATGACCGTTACTGATTCCCAATACATTATCAATCTAGACCGCTCTGGTGTTACTCCAACAGAGGACGAGGAGTTCGATATTCCTTTCGCGATTTCTGACGCAACTGAACTCATAGTGTGGACAATTGTCGACAGTGTGTATACCAGAAGGCGTATAGGCCTCGATTATAGGCTGTTGGGGGACAAAATCATATGGATAGGGATGGCACCGTCTGAGGATATGCGTATTCAGAGACACGTAAAATATGACCAGCCAAATAGGTACAAAGCAACAGAGCCAAAGAGCATTGAGAAGGGGTTAGACGATATGTGTTTGCGTAGTCAGCAGCAACTACCAGTAGACCCTTTGCAGCCGTTACACTTTGACGCGGGCGGTGAGAGTATATGTAATATGATTCCCAACCCCGATGAAGAGATTGCTACCGCATATATGATTTCAAAAGAAGATGTGGATGCTAAGCTGAGCGATACCTCTGGAACGAACACATTCTTCATTAAAGATGAAAACGATGTTGGAAAGTATCTCAAAACTAATATGATGCCCGCTCCCCCTACGTGGGAAGATGTAAGTGGGGCGCCAGACCCCAAAGGGCAAGAGGGCAAGTACTTAACAGAAGGTGGATGGGAGACGTTTGGTGTTATTCCAACCGCTAAGAACGATGAACAACAATTACTTAAGGACGTAGATGGCGTGCCAACATGGACACCTGTAGATGAAGTCCCTACGGACGACCAACAGTACGGCAGGCTTTTAAGCAGAGACACTGATCCAATAGGCCCTACCATTTATTCAAAGTGGCGCAACGGCGGTCAACTTCCTGTCCCACTTGGCAAGAGTCGTGGTCAGTTTTTACAGAAGAAGGAAGATAATACAAGGTATCAATGGAAGGGTCGTATACTCACCACTAAACATTATGCAAGTTTTGCTCTGACCCCCTCTATTTCTGTCGATGATGGGGTAGAAATAGGAGCCGTCCAGTACCCAATCCACGACACCTCTATACAAAACCCCTTTTCAGAAGTACCTCAGTTTCTTGGGTGCAACATAGAGCATTGGTTAATAGGTTCAAGGGACCTTCCGTTGGGTACAAGAAACTACTACAACTACAGTTATCAAACTGGGTCGCCAAGAGAGCTGTTGTACAAAGAGCATGGGGCGCACGGGGAGCAGATGCACCTCCCGGTTTCCGTGAGTATTATCAGTGTTGATGAGGATAATGTTTTGGTCAGCGCCGCGCACATGTTAAACTCTTACGCTTATTATCTTCGATACGTTAATCCTGGCACTACCGACTCATCGCAATACGGGGCCAACAATATCGCCATGTCGCCAGTCAGCCCTTCATATCAAGCCTACATACACTTAATGTGGTATTTTGACGAATGAGCGTACCAAGCGAAAAACATAGAATCAAGTATCAAGGTGATGGTACTAAGAATGCCGTCTACTCAATACCCTTTGGCTTTACCTCCCTTGCATCTGTATTTGTCCTTGTAGAAACAGATGAAGGGTGGTACAAACAAACCTTAGACGTAGACTACACAATTAATGCTAGAGCGACAGGGCATACTGGAGATGTTCTTACGGATCATTATGCAGAGGGGGGGTGGGTCATCTGGATTGGAGATTCCCCTACTGCGGTTATTGAGATAACAAGGGAAGAAGATTTAACACAAGATTTTGATTTGTCTGATACCTTCCAAACGATGGATACCACCAAGTTTGAAAAGACTGTGGATAAAATAACCATGGCACTCTCAAAGACACTAAAGCGAGAGGGTGGTAATCCAGAAACGTATGATGCCCAAGATAGAGTCATATTAGATGTCGGGCAGCCTGTTCGTTGGAACGATGCTGCTAGACACACAGAAGTAGACATACTAAAAGATGACACTACGGGGCTAGAAATACCAAGCACGCCAGTGGGGGGAGAAATAGGGAAGTTTTTGCAACCTGTAACCTTCCATCCCGCTACTCCCGCAGTTGGGTGGGGGACTGTGAACGAAACACCTCCAAAATATGGTGTTGACCGAAACGCCTTGGTAGACGAGGGCGGCGGGGCGTATGACTGGAGCGGGGTGAACTGGATTCCTCCTGCTCCAAACGATGGCTCTGGTCTTTATATGCACACGGACGGACTGGGTGAATTAGAGTGGAAAATAGTGTATGAAGTGCCATTAGAACTAGATGGAGATGACGACGACGTATTATCAAGAATGCGACCGTTTCCTTTAGAGTGGCGCTCTGTTCCAAGAGAACTTCCAGTGTCGGGGTTAAGTGACACGTATGATTACAGCACCCGCCTTTGGTATACAACAGGGGAACAGCCGTCACACGTGAAGGGCCCTAAGATTACATACGGGTCACATTTTATAAGTGTGAATATCCCTGAATATGTAGATGGTGCAGATTTTCATACGGGAGGGGAGGGTGCCGCCGATGCTAAGATAACCTGTCCCACCTTCTCAATAGCCCACAACATGACGGATGATGACGATAATGATGTGCCGCCTGACAGGGTTATGATTCAGGTACATAATCCTAGATATACTGACGCTCTGGACGACACTTATACTGTGCATTGGATAGCACAGGTCGATGACTACAATACTACTTCTGGCGGCATTACAGATACCCACATAAACGGGCGAGCAATTTACATGAATGTAAATGTAGGGTTAAAAGATGAAACTTCCGCATCTGTGAATCCAGTAGACAGATACAATCTTCCTCTATCGAGTTACTCTGTCAAGATAAATTGGATAGCATTTTTGGACTAATTATGCCTATACTTAAAACAGACAGAAAAATAACAATTGCTGGCGACGGTTCAACGCAACTGTTTAATGTCTTTATGTCGGTAGAAAAAGAAGAACATCTTGTAGTATATGAAGGTGACGAAAAGTGCTTTTTGAATGAACATTACACAATACCATCCTTGGGATTCCCAAGTACAGAAATAACTACGGTGCAGTGGATTGGGAGAACCCGTTCTGGGAGAGATTACACCTTTGTACGGGTGACACCAAAAACCCAACCAGAAGTAGTTGAGGCAGGCGTGGGAGGCATATCTGTTGAAAGAGGTATAAATAGGGTAGCAATCGGGTGTCAAGAGTCTTTGGTTGCAACAAAAGAGGTATTTGATGCAGATGGAGCAAGAATACAGAATCTTGGTACACCCCTGAACGATAAAGAGGCAGCCCACCATCTGTATACACAATCCCGGTTTAGCAAAAGTGGAAATATCGCCCCGCCAATAGCAGATTCAGACGAAGATAAACTGTTTTATTGCGTTGACACAGAAACAGTTGGATGGAAAAATGCATTCACTTTACCCACTGCTTCTACGGCAGATGACATAATGCGCGTCCAACAAGATGGTTCTATGGATTGGGAAAAACCACCCACGTATACGCCCGCGCTGCCTGCTACGCCCAAATATTTATCTGTTAATGATGATGGGTCAACCGTAGAGTGGCGCAACCTAGCCGACCTACCAGATCCAACCTTGGTCTTGGACAGGCATTGTATTGCTTGCCAAGAGGGCGGTTCGGTTGCATGGGAAGAGGTGCGAGACATTCCGCCCTTGCCAACTACGGACGAATGGATCCTCGCCGGCAGACCTCGTAAGTTTCTACTTCAAACATGGACAAAACATGATGCGGTTGCGGAAGAAGAAGAATTGAAGATTGCAAACACAACCTATATAGAATCGAATAACCCCACAAACAATTATAGCTCTAGTACTCTACTAAAAATAAGCGTCGATTCTAGTGTTCAAAAAAATATACTGATGAAACAAGATGTCAGTTCACTTGAAACGAATCCAAGCAAAGTGGTCAAGGCCACCTTGTGTCTGTATAAGAGAAATGCAAATAACGACTCTAACACCAGAACTGCTATTATTGGAAGGTTAAAGCAAGACTACTTAGGGATTCAGGCCACATGGAATAACGCTAGAGATGGTGAGCCATGGAACAGTGGCGGGGGAGCGATAAACGATATAGATTATGAAATCCATTGCATGCCTTTGGAACTCAAAGGAAAATCGCTAGAGGGCGCTGGAAAAATATACGAATATGACATTACTTATTTATACCTAGACGCAATCAAAAACAGGGATAACGAGCTGCGCATTATGCTTTATGTAAAAGAACTAGACGACCCCAATGTTTGGACATACTATTGGAGTGATGATGCGCGGTCGGCGAGTATGCAACCATACATAAAAGTAACAAGTAACCCTGTGGCTAGAACCGCTAGATACTTTGGTGTCGACTGGGGAAAACACACTGTATACCCAACGCCTTCTTCGTATGGTGGGAAATGGAGAGATGAGACGGTAAAGTATTTAGCACAGCCAGAAGATTTATCCAAAGAATGGAACCCAGATAACGACAGACCTACTATTAGTGACTGGGAGGTGTTCAAAGAAAGGCATAATGAGCACTGGAGTTTATCCCAGTTTGAACCTTATGTATTTGGGGATGCTTATACTTTTGTTAGCCTAAGCAAGCATACGGCTGGAGCGATTGCGCCTAACAACCATCACTATTACAATGTAGACCACTTAAGTTTATGGTCCTCGAATCCCAATAAACGACTTAGGGTGGTTCCTTGCTTTTCATTCTTTGCGGAAGCAGAAACTTCTTATTCAGTTGGGCTACTAGCGACGTTTACTGAGTTTTCGTTTTTTTCTTGGTCACCGACAGATTTATATTCTGATAATATCGGAGATTTGGATGGTACTGGCTGTGGATAAAGTAGAACAATTATTAGATCTGTTGCAAGAGTTAGATGTCTCCACGATGGAGAACCAGCTCATTGAGGTATATAGTGATACCTATGAGAATGGGCTTGTGGGTGGGCCTTATGTGTGGCAAGAAGAGTTTCATGACAAGGGTTCTACCCATCGTGAACGCGCTATTATTGCAGGAAATCGTGTGGGCAAAACACGAACAGCAGCGGCTGAAGTAGCCATCCATCTCACAGGACTATATCCCAAGTGGTGGAAGGGCAGGCAGTTTACTCGGCCTACTGACTGGATTGTTGCGGCTCCTACTAACGAACTCTGTCGAGACATTCTGCAATTGGCCTTAGTGGGAAACATGCGCGAGGGCGAGAAGGCGCCAGACGGCAGGGGCTGGATACCATCTAGTTGTATACAAGATTATGGATGGAGGCAATGTGGTGTGGCTAATGTTATGGACACTTTGCGTATTAAGCATGTATCTGGTGGTACTTCTATGTGTACTTTTAAGTCATACGAACAAGGGCCAGTAAAGTTTCAAGGCGTTGCGCGTGACGGTGTTTGGCTAGACGAAGAGCCAAAAGACTACGAGATTTATACAGAATCGCTTACTCGAACTCTTGACAAGAATGGCTTAGTCTTGTTTACAAGAACCCCCTTGTTTGGCATGTCGGACATAGTTGAGCATTTTACAAAGGGAGGGCGTGGAATCTACTTCAAGAATGTCACTTGGGACGATGCCCCTCATCTGGATGCTGCCGCAAAGGCAGACCTTCTAGGTAGTTATCCAGAACACGAACGGGATACAAGGGCAAAGGGTGTCCCCATGATGGGCACGGGCAATGTTTACAATGTTCCTGATGAAATGCTGATGTGCGAACCTTTTGACATACCAGAACACTACAGGAGGATTTGCGGGATTGACTTTGGCATAGATCACCCTGCGGCTGCATGCTGGGTCGCCCATGACGCTGACGCTGATATTGTTTATGTTTATGACTGCTATAAAGAGCGAGGTCAAACGGCGGCCTACCACTCTCAGGCAATAATGAGCCGTGGAAAGTGGATTCCAGTCGCATGGCCTCACGATGGTATGATAAGAGACAAAGGGGGTGGGGTCGCCCTAAAAGACCAATATCTGGCACGCGGTGTAAATATGCTGGGCTTCTCTGCGAGATACGACGATGCAAAGGGTGGTGGACAGTCAAGGGAGCCAATTACCTTGGAGATACTGGAACGGATGCGCACAGGGCGTTTTAAGGTATTTAACCATCTTTCAGAGTGGTTTGAAGAAAAACGAATGTTACACAGAAAAGATGGTAAAATTAACCCAATTAAAGATGATATAGAGTCCGCTACACGTTATGCGGTAATGATGTTGAGATGTGCTACGAATTACGTAGACGAGTTTACTACTAGGCAGAGTAGTGTGAATTACGACGATTATAGTCCTCTGCAGGATTATTAGGAGAATAGTTATGAGTGGAGCATTTGATTTTGTTGGAGATATAGTAGGTGGATTGTTTGGGGGTGGTCAACCACAAATACCGACATTACTGCCGCCACCGCCGGCACCACCACCGCCCGTTATTCGGGCAACTGTTGCCCGAAAAGGCGCAGGCGAAGCGATGAGCGAAGCGGCTAAAAGACGGAGAAGGTTTGCCCGTGGTGGACGGACTTCAACCATTTTAGGCGGTGGAACAGGTGGTACAGGCGAAGGCGGCGGCGCAAGCGCAACGTTGGGTGAATAAGATGCCAAGAGACTACAAAAAGGAATATCGTGATTTCCATGGTACGCCGGCACAAATTAGACGTAGGGCTGCCCGTAACAAGGCACGTTCTTTGCTTGGTTTGAAACAGGGCGATGGCAAAGAAGTTGACCATAAGACACCGCTTAGCAAGGGCGGGGGCAACGGGAAGAAGAATCTTCGCGTAGTTTCTCGAAGCACAAATCGTAAAAAAGGGGCAAGCAATGGCTCTTAAACCTGAAAGTATTATTAAATCGTTCAATGAAGCCAAGGAAAATCGTTCCAATTGGGACAATCACTGGCAAGATGTGGCAGATTACGTTTTGCCTACTCGCAACTTCTACACTAAGACTACTACAAGTGGTGCTAGAAGGCGCGGCAAGATATACAACACCGCAGCGCCTGAAGCAGCCGTACAGCTGGCAGCAGCCCTAGAGGGAATGCTGTTCAATACTGGCATTCGTTGGTTTGAGTTGACGACAGAGAACGAGCAATTGAACAAGTTGCATGAGGTCAAAGAGTGGCTATACGACACCACTAACCGCATGCTGTCGTATTTCGATAACTCCAAAACCCGCTTCTCCGTGTCTGCACATGAAAATGCCTTGGATTTAGTTTCTTTTGGCACGGGCGTGACTCTTGTTACCGAGAAGGATGGAATGCTAAAGTATCAAGCAAGAGACTTGAGTAGCATTTATATCAAAACAGACGACTCTGGATCGCTTACAGATGTGTACCGCGAATTCCTAATGCCTGTCTGGGAAGTGATGCAAGAGTTTGGCAAAGAGAATGTGAGCGAACGTGTGCAAAAGATGGCTGATGACCCCGAAAAGCAAGACAAGGAAGTTAAGGTTTTGCACCACGTTTATATTCGGCTCGACAGGGAATATGGCAAGCAAGATAAGACCAACAAGGCGTGGGGTTCATGTTATCTAGAGTTGGAGCAAAAGCACCTAATGAGCGAAGGCGGGTTTGACGAGAACCCCTATATCATCTCAAGATGGAGCAAGGCGGCAGAAGAAGATTATGGACGCTCTCCTGCGATGGAAGTGTTGCCCACTATACGGGTGGTTAACGCTATGGCTAAGACCATCCTAGAAGCCTCTGAACTGGCTGTGCGCCCTCCTGTAATTGTAGGCGCTGGAACTATGGAAGGTCCTATTAGAACGGCGCCTGGCTCAATCATGTACGTTAGACAGGGAACCAGAGAGTATCCTCAACCGTTCCAAAGTGGTTCGCGTCCAGATATAGGTCACGAACTCATGGACAGGGAGGAGGCCAAGATTGACAAGGCATTTTTTGCAGACCGACTGAGTTTGCCACAGAATGACCGCATGACTGCTACGGAGATTATTGAAAGACGACAACAAGGCTTGATGGTCATATCTCCGGTTTTGTCCCGACTGTACGCGGAATGGCTCAACCCACTAATTACACGTACATTCAAATGGATGAGGGATAAGGGTTTGTTGTTACCGGCTCCGGATAGTTTGTCGGGCACCCCCTATAAAATAAATTACATAAGCCCCATGGCAGTTACGCGCCGTGCTAGTATATCTCAAGCATTTATGACTGCCATGAGTGCGTCACAAGTTCTGTTGCAAATCGACCCCACGGTCATGCAGAATCTTGATGTAGATGCAGTGTTTCGCTCCCTCATGTCACAGAACAACGTAGATCCAACATTCCTCAAATCGGAGAGAGAAGTTAAACAAGCGCGTGAGCAACAACAGCAACAACAACAACAGGCAATGCAGATGGAACAAGCACAATCGGCTGCTAGTGCGGCGAAAGACGGCGCATCTGCTGCGGCTGATTTGGGAGGTCTAATCGGTGGACAACTCTAATAAAGAAAACGATGTAGTTCGGAAAAAAGGCAGTGACTATGAAACCGTCTTTGCAAGTGCGGAAGGTTTGCGCGTGTTGGCTGATCTTATGTCTGAGTTCCACGTTGGTAGCAGCAGTCATGTTCCTAGTGATTCTCACGAAACTGCTTTTCGTGAAGGCGAAAGGCATGTAGTGCTGCACATCTTGCACAAACTAGGCAAGCGTGGTGACCCACTATGGCTAAACGACAAACTTGACCAGGGCACTGCCCAGTACAGCGTGTTACAGGAGTTTGGGCTATGAGTGAAAAAAATGGATGGTCAGAGGACGCTAAGCTAGTTTTACACAGGCTAGACAAAATAGACCAAGAACTTCGAGATATTGAAAAAAGGTTACGCCACATAGAGGGCAGAATGTGGGTTTTGCAAACAAAAGCAGCATTCATCGGCTCACTTGCCGCCATTAGTGTGACATTACTGTTAAGGTATATCTAATGTTACTTTGGAACAGGTATAAAGTAATTACAGGGATTGGAGCAACCGCGTGCTGTTTAATGGGATGCTCCGCCCTTCGACCAATCTTCTCGCCAAAAGCGACCACAAAAGAAGCAATGGACATAGTTGCTACGGCGGTGGATAGCACGAACCTTTGGTGGCCAATTATGTTTGCTGGTTTCTTGGCCCTTCTTGCAGGAATCGTCAACTTGGTATTCTTGCGTGGTGGTGCAAAACTTTTAATAATAGGCGTGCTATTGGCACTGACTCCTCCTGTTGCTGAAATGATTCTTGCGTCCATCGTGCCCTGGGTATCAATTGTTGTGGGATTGCTCGGGCTGGCTTTACTTGGCATCGTTCTTGGTCGCTGGTTCGGGCGTAAAGATATTACAAAACGACTAGAGTTACGCGGTAATTTTATCCGTAACGCAGGACCAATAGAACTAGATAATGTAGATGTAGCAAAAGTCCTCAAACACGTAGGGGACAAAGATTTTAACCCTGAATATAAGGTGAAATGATTATGTATTTAGCAGATTTTTTAGGAAACTTGTTTTTTGCGGGAACAGCGGTGGGCGTTGTGGGCTGGATTGCACTGGTTGGTCACATGGCTAATTGGTGGACTTTGCCCAAACATAAGAAATAAGCATGGCACGCTGGGCAAAGTGGTGTGCAATCAGTTGCACACACGTACCCCACCAAAGTGAGAGAGCAATCGACCGTTTGCTTGAGGAAATAAAAGGTCGGAAACTTACTCATTTTGTCCACCTTGGGGATGTTATTGATGCAGACGCAGCGAGTGTCCACTCTGATGATTCAGAGGGCTATACGCTGTACGAAGAATACTGCGTTGCTGCTGACATGCTTCGGCGCATCAGAGGGGCACTGCCAAGGGATTGTGAACTTGTTTTATTAGATGGAAATCACGACGATAATGTTCAGCGTCCTGATCCACGAAGAGTACCTAAAGGTTTGCGCGATTTATGCAACCCTAGAAAGATGGATGGTGTAGCGAATGAATTCAAACTTTGGAAACACGTCCCGTACCGTCACGGCATACGGGGGTGTTATCAACTTGGGGCAGTCATTTTTGCCCACGGTTATAGTGCATCCGCAAACTCAGACGAATTGGAAAGCATACAACTCGCCATGGCGTGCGGGGGACATGCTCACAGACTCATTGTGCGAGGACATACTCATCGCCCAGTCCCGCCTACCCAGTGCAAACGAACCGGAAGAGTAAAGTTGCCATGGTGGTACGCTAACGTGGGCTACATGGCATTTGAGAGTAGACCTAGTTACACCAACAGGTTTGATGTTCAGCAGTGGGGCAGGGCGTGCCTGATGGGAGAGTGCCAATTGGGGCGCACGGGACGCATGGGCAAGAACAGTTGGAAGGCAGACTTAATCCATTTGGATTAGGTGTCGCCAATTGTCAACATTATGGCTTAGATTCCTCAGAGTAGTCGTCAAAGATGGGGTGTTGGTCATCTTCTGTTGGCAACTTTGCACCAACCTTAGTGTTACTTCCCTTGATTCTGCACTTGTGGCATATCTCTGTTTTGGAACGAGTGTCTCTGCCACAGCCCGTACAAATCCTGATTTGATGCGTGGGGTTACTCGTCATATTCATACTTCTCAGGCGACTCAGAAATGGGGTTGACTTTCATCTCAGCCGAAAATTCGTTTTGCGGCAAAGCCTCTATCTCCCGCTCCCCATGCGCTGAATCAAGAACACTCTTAAGTTCGGGATGAGCCAGAAGAAGTGCAGCAAGTTTTGTGCGAACCTCTGTAGGACTGCGGCTCTCTTGTTGGTCTACTATGATCTCTTGGGTTGGTTTGCCCAAGGTTCGGTCTAGCAACTCTTTCGCAGCCGCAATAGACCCTCCCCTAGCCCGCTCAATCAACATGAGTATAACGTCCTGCATATCCTCGGGTGTTACGGCAGCCATAAGAGACTGCTTTAACATCTTCTGCCTAGCATGTACAGTTAAACGACTACTCATTCTTCAACAGGGTAAGCATTTTCGAACAGTCTACCCATCTCCTCTACAGCGTCTTTATGTCCTATATGCATAGCGTCTTGATATGCAGCCATAAAATCAGGGTCGCGCCTTTTATTTGCAATAGTTGACTTCGCCTCTGAGGGTGATGACATGAATGTTTGCCGTCCACCACCACCGATTACTTCATCGTTTGATATTGCTTTTGCGATATTAGAGAATGCGCGTATGATTTCTGGGCTATTGCCAAGACCTGTATCATTGAGCATTTTAACAAGTTCATCGCCACCGAATCGCATCACCGCGCCTTGCGCCATGGAGATTTTTTCATCATAGGCATTGCCAAACTCTTTACGCATAGTTGCCTCTGCGGTTTGCATGGCTTCTGTGTTTTGTTGTTCGTACACGCCCATTTGTTCTTGTTGCAGTGTAGTTTGCCAGCGTATGATTGCTGCGGCTTGCTGCTTATTCAGACCAATTCGATGTGCTTCCTCGAAAAACTTGCCTACAAGTTCACCGTTGACTGGCACTTCGGCAGGCATATTTTCAGTTGGGACTTCATAACCGTCGGCCTTTTCGGGTCTACCTAGTTTGTTGTAGAAGGCGTCCATATCCTCTTGTGAAGCATCTGGCGCAGGGAGCACTACCTTATCAGCACCTATCATCTTCTGTGCATGAACATAGCCTTTGGCTAGTCCGGCAACATCTTTAATATCTGCAAGGGACGTATCCCCTCGCAAATCCTCTGGAATTGAGTCCATCCAATTCCCTGTATCTTCGGTCGTGGGCGCCTCGGTTTGATCCGATGCTCCCTGACCACCATCAATCATAGTTTCGTCAGACATCATTGTCTCCTTGTGACATTATTATTATAGCCCGATGAACACCATCAGGCGACTTTTCTTGTTTTACAAGCAACTCTATATCGGCGCTGCTGTCGTCTTTTATTATACCAAGACCATGAGCACTGCGCCCCTTTGGTTCTTTTAAGCAATCTATAAGCATTTTACAGGATGCTACCAGATTGTCAGGGTCAAACGCCCTTCCCCTTTTGCCCCATTGCCGTATAATTGTTAAGCGTGTTCTTCCTTGGAACTTGGGAACAGGTCGAGGCGCAGCGTATTCAACGGCTGCCCATAGTTCTTCTTGCCTTTTTTTACGCACTGCCCAGTGCATTCGCAACATCTTGTTAAGCGACTCAAATTGGTATTCAAGGTCGATCCTGTAGAAATCTTTGTCTATTATCCTTTTCATGCCCATCTAATTCAACTTGGTTCCTCTCTAACACATAGAAGTTGTTCTATGTTGTCTATCCAGTCGAGCGCTGTACGTAGCACTTCAAAATCCTTCTTGTCGTAGCCGGGCATGTACGTTATTACCGCGTCCCTAACCACATCAATTTTATCTATCATCACTTGAGGCATTGCAACAAGGATAAATGTTTCGTCTCCATGTTCGTTGAGATAATTGCTCTGCGGCAGCGTAAATTTTTTCTTGTCCTTCGCCATGTAACCATTCTCGCATATCTTTGTATTTGTCGGGAGGTTCTAACATTGTAACATCTGATACGTAGGGCTTGAGGTAGTTGTGGAGTTGGTTTGCCCCTTTTCTGCCTACACCGTCACGATCCATACATACTACCACCTCGTGCTCTGTGAGCAATTCGGCGAGCAACCTTCCCCCACTGTTACACGAAGGCCTTCCGACCGCCGGAAGATTACAGGTTAGAAGAGCCGCTGTGTCTGATTCACCTTCGCATACAAAGACAACGCCTGAAGCGGGCAGATTGTTTGGAATAAAAAGACCATTTTTGCTACCTTTTATTGCAAACTTCTTGCCCCCTTTTGGTCTAGTTCGCACCCCAAGTAGCCGCTTGCCGGCGCGTAACATAGGGAACGTCCAAGCGTCACCCTGAGAAAACCAGCCAACATTCAGGAGGTTGAGGGCATGGGGGGATACCCCTAACTTCACTGCGAGTTCGTCAATTTTTTCATGGTCGCATTGTGTCATCCAGTCCCTTGCACGTATTGCCATAACCTCATTGTGTTCGGGAAGTTCATTGTGGACCCGTGGTATAAACTCTTCCTTCATCCACTCATCGGTGATGCGAATGATGTGCAAGTAACCACTGCCTTCTATGTAGCGTGCCGAACCTTCTTCTATCCGTGGACAGATTGCGGCGCTGCGGTCAGGGGCAACCATGCACCAATCATTTTTGCCACACACGGGGCATCTACTTAGATTGTTTACGCGTTTCCATCTTGATTTCATCTTGTTCCTCTTTCTGGTTAAGTTTTTCTATGTGGTCAAGCATATCTTTGAAGTGTTTTCTGTACCAAGTTGCCGAATAAACTCCAGAATTATACTTACACCTTACTTTTGTAATATCGGCTTTAGTGTATTTCATAATCTTCCTCCGAAACTTGCGCCACAAACTCCATCATGTCTCTTGCTGTTTCTTTGCGCTCTTCGATCCACTTCAAAACTACTCTGTCTGGCACATGACATTCCATGAAGTCGAGAACACAGTGAGCGCATTTGCCGAGTTGCATGCGCCTTTCTGGTGTCATGCTCTCGGGTGTTGCCTTTTGGTGTTCGAGAACTCCTAGAACTGTTTTGAGTGGCGCATTTAAGAACAGTTCAACCGAAGCACGTAGCCCTGTGAGTAGGGCTAGTGCTTCCGCTTCTTCTAATTCAACGATGCCATCATTAAACAAATACGCATCACATATCTTTTTGGAAGTGTAATGCAAACCGTCAGAAAAGACATTATCCTCGCCTGTATGGTTTTCCTCGTACTCAAACGCCTTGGCTCCAATTGTTACATTGGCTACGAGGGCGATCATGTTTGGCTTGTCTATTATTAATTTGAACATACTATTTCCTTAAAACGGGGTTTCTGTTTTCGACTCCACGGTTGCGCTAGTAACATCATCGAGGATTGTCCACTCTTTGATACGAAGCGAAGTTTTGCGGAAGGTTTCGCCCTTTTGGGTCTGCCATTCACGCCCGACCATCCCGCACTGAATTATCAATGTGCATGTAACTGGCTCTGCTGCTTCAAACTTTTGCGCCAGTTCGCCCCACACCTCCAGTTCTAGTGGCGCAGCCTCTTCACTGGGCTTTACAAGTACAGACAGTTTTTTTACTTCATCCCCTCCACGTCCTGTAAAACTGTCGGGCTGCATATCAATACATTTTCCTATAACAATTGCGAATCCTGATTTCATGGCTTGTTTCCTTTATTTAATCTTGCCATTAGTATAATAAAAGCCTTAGCGGCTACGATTGGTACTACTCCGTTTCCGAGGAGTCTGAGAGAATCCACCCTATGGGCAAGCACCATGTTGCCGACGGCAACCCCATAAGCTGAGCCACCCATAGCGGTGACAACTTCTTCACTTCCGATTGTTCTTGGGGCTTCCCAGTGGTGTTGATCTTCTTCTGGTCTGCTTGGGAATATACCTCCAGTGGTAGTGTTCCGTTTGTTCCCCTCTCCTTTCCTTGTGGGTTCTTCCTTTTCAGTGAGACACCGGGTGTGTCCTTGTGGTCCCTCGCTTGCGGTGTCGCCCAGTTCTGAACATCCTCCCGCAGATTCCGGCAACCCCCCTGCCTGGCTGCGTCCGTCAATTCCTCTGGCTTGCGGATTTGGTTGCCCCTTGTTGCATCCGTCACTTGCGGTGTTGCCCATTTCTGTACACTCATCGCCAAGTTGGCACTCCGTCCACTCCCTTGTATTGTCTTTCCCTCCTTCACATCTTCCTTGACTCTGGCTCGTCTCTCCTCCATCAGCCTCTTGGACTTCTCCCACGCTACTCCGTCCCCCACATTCGTTGCGTCTGGCGTTGGCCAGTTCGCCTCCGGAACAACACCCTGCGCCTTGAAGCAATCCGCCCCTAACATCGCATCCGCTTCTTCCTTTGGCAGCCCGTTCATCACCGCCTTCCTGTATAGCCTTACATTGCCTTCGTGTGGCCTCATCGTCACATCTGGCGTTGGATACGCCACAGATGAACACTCGCTTTCGTTGGTGAGGCGCCCCGCACTCAATCGCTGAGAATACTCCTGCCTCTGCTCTGTAACCCATCTTCTCCAATCTTCCCAAGACATACTGGAGAACACTTGTGTCTGTCTCTCCTTGGTACTTTGCCGGAATAATCCCTTCGACATTTTCGAGGAAAACGATGTTGGGGTTACACTCCAAGATAATTCTTTCGATATCTGGGAACAGGTGTCGAGGATCTTCTGTACCCTTGCGTTGCCCTGCGTGACTGAATGGTTGGCACGGGAATCCACCAGAGAGTATGTCCACTTTGCCCTGAAAAGGTTTTGCATTGAAGGACTTAAGGTTCGTCCAGATAGGTGCTGCATCCAGTTGTTCGCTTTCCATCTTCTCAACCAAGTTCGCGCAAGCGAAGGCTTCGATCTCCACATAAGCGATAGTTCGCACATCTGGGAGAACTCTTCTGAGCCCGAGGTCAATTCCTCCGTATCCACTGCAAAGACTGATATGAGTTGTTTTGGTAGTATCCACATTATTGTCCTTTCTATATGCGCTTCCAGTTGTTGTTAGCCAGACGAGTGATGAGCGCACTTGCATCATCGAATGACATCTCTGTTGTATCGTAATTATTCCTCTTTAATAACCTCACTTGTTTCGGTGTTGCCAGATTGCGCTTCTTCCTGTTAATCATGGTGTTTAACACCTTCCTTTGTTCAGCCACAGTCATCATCTCTGTATCCATGCCAGAGTTTTCTAGCCACATGAGTTGACCGTGTGTTAATGGCTTCGCTTTCTTCCACTCGTCATCACACATCGGCGGTTCAATGTCAAGAACGTCAAACGGATCCATTTGACTCTTTCGGTATTTTACTTTTGCATTTACTGCGCGACGCATCTTGCGCTGCTTTGCTTCCTCAGCATCACGCAACACGGCTGCTTGTGCACGTTTTAACAGGTCAAGGGTATCTACATTGCTTTCTTTTAGTGCAATCTCGTTGGCGCGTTCTACCACCGCAACGCTGTAGTTGCCCCCAAGCACATCGGCTGCTGAGACAAGTTTGTGCTTACCGCTGTTTCCTGCAAAGTCAAGGACAAGGCAGTTGGGTTTTAACGAATCACTAATGGATTGCAAGCGTTGTTCGCCGTGCGCAAGACCGTCAACTGTATCCGCAAGCGGTCTAGTGCCACGACCAACCATCTGTGCATACAATGAGCGACTCATGGTGGGTCGTGCGATTGCAACGCACTCGATACCCGGCACATCAAATCCTTCGGTGGCAATCCCTACGTTGCATAGGTACTGAGTGTTGCCAGCTTTGAAGTCTGCCATTATAAGTTTGCGCTCATCCTTATTAGTTTTGCCGTCTATTTCAGCAGCCATGCCTGGTTTCTTGTTGTTCAATATATCTGCAAGACCTTTGGCATGTGCCACAGATGAGGTGAAGATTAGAGTCTTGCGGTTCCCCACCTCTTCTAATATCACTTCTGCAACACCATACATTGCGCTATCTTTTTCCATGGTGGCTGCAAGTTCGCCTTGATTAAAGTCTCCGGCAATCTTGCCAACTACAGACAGGTCTATATCGTCAAGCATGACGCGTTGAATTAGAATTGGTACGAGCCAGCCGTCTGTTACTCCGTCTTGTATGTCATACCTGTACGCACAGTGATCATATATCTGCCCTAGCGCTGCCTCGTCACCTCGGTCTGGCGTAGCAGTCATCCCAAGATGTCTGAGATTTTCGTTTTCACAAAAGTAATCAGCAACAGATGTCCATGTGTTGGCGACTGCGTGGTGCGCTTCGTCTGTGACAAGGGTGTTAAAGTAGTTAGCGTCAAAGCGTGCCATCCGTGGCACACCATTACGCTTGGCATTCAGGGTCTGCACTGAACCGACGATGCATCCGGCACCGCCAAGTCTAATTTGTGCTGACCTTTCAGCCATCTCTACTTGTGGTATTACTCCAGTAAGCCGTCCGATGGCTTCTTCTGCTTGCTCAACTAACTCTGAGCGATGAGCAATCCACATTGAACGTCCTGCCCTCCTTCGCAGAACCTCCCCTGCTGTCAGGGTTTTACCAAGTCCAGTTGCCATCACCATAAGGCATGATTGGTGCGACTCGAATGCCTTGGCGACTGCCTCTATGCACTCTTCTTGGTAGGGACGTAGTTTTATGCCCGAACGTGTAGTAAATAAATCAGATTGCATACGACCTCCCAAAATAACAATCCAAGATATCAGACAACGCGGCGTATTCACTTGGTGTTTCTTCAAGTAGGCAACTTATAGCGCTTGGCAATTGTGCGCCATCTTCCAACGGAGCGTCAATCCATTCGTCTATGGCGGCGCCAAGTTTGTGTTCATCACCTTGCATGTAATGTTCGTGTATGTGTGTGAGAATGTTGCTTTCCATGCAACAGTTGTCTGCGGCATCTTTTACTTCTTTGATTGCTTCATACACACGCCCATCTTCTGCACGCAGTTCTTTCTTTGCTAGTTTCATAGCATCGGCAAGGGCTTTGCGCAAGTCATTCTCAGTGAATGGCGCTCGTATTGATTCCGCGAGACACCAAGTGCTTGTAATATATACACCTAGTAGGTCGAGGGTTTTTATGTGTTGGCCTTTAACGCAATACCCCTCTGAATTTCTCTCCAGAACATACACGGCGCTAGTATAAAGCGCGTGGTGCTCAGAGCATGCCTCCATGTCTCTTGCAACGGTTGCAATTAAGATTGCGCGTTCAATGACGCGCTCGCGGCTAGGTTGTTTCATTTGTACCTCCTTGGTTGGTTAAGAAACGTTGGTTAAGTTGTGTCGATTATACACGACATATAATATATCGTCAAGCATCCTCGTCTAGTTGCAATTTTTTCTTTACATTTTTTAGCCGGGCAGATGGTAGCCACCCTCTTGAGCGACAGACTTCGCACTTGGTTTGCAGCCCACCCAAGCACATAGGGCAAGAACCCTCTGGTCTTGAGTGGATAACAAGTTTTTTAACATCTCGTATCTTCATATCTATAGTGTCGGCGTGTGCTTGTAGCCAGCAACCTTCCGGATGAGATGCCAGTTTGCGTGTGACTTGCTTCATCTCATCAACTATTTCGAGAGCGAGATCCCACAATTCACTGCAATTTTCGTCCTTCCAAACCTCATCTGCCACTTCTCGGGCAGTCATAGAAGATGGCTCTGTGGCTGCTTCGCGGATGTCTCTTGCAATAATCTCCCTGTCCTCGAGTTCGGCGCGTTCTCTGGCGCGGTCGAATACGGCTTCTTGGTCTGTGTATGGAACACGCACCAATTCTCTGGCCTGACCTTCGTTCGACACGCCCTCAATGCGAGTGGCAACTTCTGCGCCTTGGATTAATCGGTATGCGTAGGAGCGCCCCAGCATCCACCTGTCTTTTAGGTATGCATCGAAGGAATCGTATTCATCGCGGTACAATTTCAGGTCAGATATTTCAGACAAAGCATTACCAACAAAAATAAATCCCTTCAATCCATCGTCAATAATTTTTTCTAAATTGCGAAGCTTGCGCTTTTCTGTTGCGTTCAGTAGTTCGGTTGACATTAATGTAGTCCTTTCAATAAGAGTGTAAGTTTGTTCCTTACGGTTTCAGTGTGAGCACACCTACCCCTTACGGAGTAGGCGAATTGTTCCTGTACGGATCAGCGGTCGCTAGACCTCCCAGTGTATTTGGTTCACGGCAGCACTAGGTTTCACCCTGCCGTACCTCCCTCATGGACTAAAGCGGACGATGCAGTGTGTAGGACGCGCACATCGCCGAGGAAAGTTACCGAATGGATTCCTGCCCATTCGTCAATACTTGAACTATGCCAAAGTATCTAAGGCAGCGGCAATGTCCTAAGACCGATGTTTACCGCAACACTTTGTTGACAATTGTCAACACTATGATGTTAAACCTACCCAACCCCGCGAAGGGGCTGGATAGGGAAAGGAGTCATTGCGTGCTAATTGCACGCCACAACAAATGAAAAGAATGTTAATGCAAGACACCCGCAGCATCCGTGTTGTTGTCGAGATTATCTTCGACCCAACCTTTGGCTTCACCAAATTGTTTAGCAGTTGCAGTGCCATCGGTTGGCAAGTCTAACAGGGCGAGGACTTTTATGCAAGCATCAGTTGTCGCTTGTTCAGATATATCTTTATTTACCCAAGTTGCGACCGCTGCCATGAACTTCGTCCGATTGTTCTGGGCTGAATTTCCGGTCTTGCCCTTATTTGGAAGCGGGGTCTTTCGCGTACCAGAGCGTTGTTCCATGTCTGGTCGGCAGTCGACCTCATCGTCGCATCTAGGAATCAACAGTAGGTCACGCAGGAAGTATGATAGACCAGTGGTTAAGGACGCGTTCAGCGCCTTATCTTCTGGTCTGCCCTTGCCTACACATATAGGATACTGTGTAGCGCACACTACATTTGCTCCACTTTCATGAGCCAGAACATAGACGGCTTCGACAATCGGGGCGGCATCATCATCGCTGCGTATAATACGCCATCCGTTGCGTGTTACAATTAGTCCGTTTTTATGCAAAACTTCTCGACTTGCAGTAATCATATCCTCGGCGGATGCATACTTGTACCCCCCAAAGTCATTCTTGCTGCCTTTGTGTACCCCTTCAATTTCTCGTTGTGCTTGAAGCAGGAAGGGGATTATTGCAGCCCACCCACTTAGTTCTGTCGTATCTTCGCGTTTATTCATAGTTAAAACTCCTTGTTGTAATGCGGATTATACCGCTGGTTGTTATGCGGATTGTACCGCGTTTAGGAACTCATGTCAAACCGTGGACACCACGGTTCACACTCACAATGACTACAGCCCTGTGGAATAAATGGGGCTGTGCCATCAAGTAACATATCGGCTCGAAGTAGGGCAGCTTCTTCAATGTTTTCAAGTTGCGAGTTCTTAAAATCTACGTATCTCATGACGCGAGATAGCGGTCTTGGATCACCCTTAACATACTGAGTTGCCCTGCCCTCGTCGTCAGTGCCCATGGTAGCCCTCGCATACGGCTTAAGTGACGGCAAATCTACCCAAGCGGCGTGCGGGCTGCACGGTTCGAACCTATACCAATCATCTTGCACGTGGATTACCCCTTCACAGCCGCTTGGCAGTTGAAAAAGTCCATTGCCGGATGCAACAGCACCCCAATAGCACGCGAGTTGCAGCGACCTACTCAGATCGCTAACTGCTGCTGCTGCTATGCGCCATTTCCAATCCCAGATGACCGGGATGCCATCGTCCGTTATAAATAGCGCGTCAAGATGCGAGGACAGATGTACGTCATCGCGCAATTCCCAATAAACGGGCACTTCGCATCCCAGCAACGTCCAGTTTTCGGTCAACGGCATAACCCTCTCAATATATTGCTCGAGAACCCTGTGGATTTCTCGAGTCATCGTCTCTAGGTTAGCCAAGACGGCTTCTGATGGCTGTCTACCCTCTTCCTCCATCGTCTGCAAGGTTAACTTAGAAGCCTTAAACAGAATGTCCTCAAGCGGGGTGTCTGATGATAGATGTATAAGCTCAAGGGCAGTGTGAACCATAAGCCCGCGCACTAGGGCGGTTCCTGCTACGCCATCAAAAGCCCCATCCCGACGCAGTTGCGCGCGACCGGGGCATGGATCAAAGTCGGAAGTGTGTAATTCATACATCTGGTTGTTCTCCTTTGTTGAGTGACGTAGGTCACAATGGAACTTGTTGGTTAATCTATTCATTTGTATTAGAGTTCATACATATCGCATCGCTCGTTGCCACAATGTGAGCAGCCCTCCTTGCCGTACACTACTACTTCGCTAGCACAATCTGGACAGTATAACAGTGTTTCTTGGTCATAGTAGTAGCCGTCATTGTACTCATACTCCCCCTTATCTTCCTGTGAGTGTGCATTAAATCCATAATTAAAACTAAACAAGTCCGCACCGAAGTCTGACTCAAAGACAAGTTCGAGATACTCGAAGAAGGGGCATGGTCTTTTTAACAAGGATGAAATCTTGGTGACTGTCCTTCTCCAATCAGCCAAATCAAGGGATTCAGCCGCCGTATGCTCACGCCTAAAACCTATGGACACATTGACCCCTGCTATGCCCAGCGCGGGGCACAACTCGCATATGTCCGAGAAGGAACCCACGGCCTCTGCATACCCAACCATGTTTTCCTCCATAAACGCAACAAACTCGCCGTTCGCGCCGTCATAGAAAACCAAATCCTTTGATCCTCTGCGGTCGAACTGTATGGCGAAGCGCTCATCAAAGACAGTGGCAGAATGCTTGGCAATATATCCACTGCCCCTGCACCCTGTTTCTTCTTCTGGCACAATCAGTAGACTGTGCCCACTCTTTCGAAGTGCCCACAGTGCAGCCACCCCGGCGCGGTCATCGGCACCAATGCCAACGCCCTCAACCGCAGACGTTACAACGTGACCATCTTTCTTAAGTTTTATCTTCGCCTTACCCCACACTGTATCGGTGTGTGCGACCAAGAGTACGCGGTCATCTCGCGTGCCCTTAATATATACGGCATCACCAAACGGTGTTGGTAAAACCTTCGCGCCCTTCAGCCCCTTAAACATATTAACAACGTGCTCTTCTTTGGCAACTAGGAAATTTAATGGATTAGAATTAATCATGGTTTACCTCGCTTTCCTCTAGTTTTTTTTGTTCCGCCAGTGTTCCTTCAATGTAGCATTCGCCATCTTCGTTGGATAGAAGCCTGTCGTCATCTTCGTAGGCATATTCTCCGGAGTGTTCCCCCATGGTAATAAGCACAGTTTGATCTATATGACAAGTCGAGCCGCAATACGTTTCGCAGGATCGATGATTCAATATATAATCTCCCGAGAAGTCGTCGTACACACAATCATCTTCGTTTACCAAGCCATGACCGTCGCAATAGTTGTAATAAGCTCTGCAGGCGTCGCAAACGTAAAACTCATGGTAGTGTGACCACGTCATTTCTTCATCTTGTTCTATATCACCACAGTCCCCACAAGGACTTCTGTTTTCATCGTGACCATAGTATTCGCGACCTACCGATTCAAAGGTCACATAATCATGGGTTGAATTAGTGTCACCATTAGGGTATTGTCCGGGCGGCATTTCCCATTCCGCTGAACAGTTGCTCTTGGGCATTGTCTTTCCCGTCCATTTCTGCGCAGCAACTCGAAGGATCGCTTCTATTGCCCTTGGGCCTCCAGAAAATTTGCGTCCATACACGTTGGTGAATGCCATGTTGTCTGCGTCTAGGTACCCCCAAGCCCTGCCGACAACTTCATACTTCGAGTTCGGGCCAACG